AACAAACGTCACGGCGGTTAGTGTAGTCGTGGATGATCTTGAAGCGGCGACCGCCTCGATAAAAGGCGTAAAAGAAGCCGAAATAGTCAAAATAAGAACTACCAACAATAAAAGCTCTCTGTGGAGTTGCAATAACAACAGAGCCACGTTGTAAGAGCCAAGGTTGGATAAAAATGTACTTGTTCAACTTTTGATCAAAAACTTCTGCTTGTATGAAATGCTTGACGACGGATCGAATAGAAGCGGTGCGTTCACCATGACAGAGCATGTGAGCGTCTTTCGCATAAGAGTCGAAAGGACCATACTCAGCAGAATTAAAATTGTGATTGTCAGACTCGGTTCCAATTTGGGCAGTGGGCAATTGGTCCACTTCCATTTCTTCTTCGTCAATGGTGTTATAAAGTGGAAGAAAATTGGGACGAGTTGTGGGAGGAAGTTGCTCGACTATATCGTTCATCACAGCGTGGCGGGCGACAGCATATCCAGTGGTGGAATCCTGGTTTGCGTCGGGGATGCGAAAAGCGATGTTGTTTGCTGTGACGGGCACGGAAAAACAAAAGTCAGGAGCGCCATTCATTTCCATAAGGATCTGAATGGTTGTAGGACAATTTGGCGCAGCACGAAGTTGTTCATAAACGGAAACCTGAAGGTAACCGTTGGAACTATCGTTGATGAGACCAAGTGCAACCCCGTCAAGTTGATTACAGCGCCGGAAAGGTCGAGTGTGGGCGTACGGAACTGTGTAAGTAAAACCAGACGTGGAACGCAAATCGATGATGGAAGAATGGGAGTGATTGGGATCAAGCGCACCGGTCGCAGATGTGGCCCCTGGAATCCAGGAAACACGAAGACGACCAGAATGTAACTTGGTCTTAACCACCTTAAAGGTAAAAGTGATGCCCCCGCGCCAATAAGCAAAAGCGCGAGAAAGTGCGTAAAGATGGGTAGGGTTGCCTTGCTTAATCTGACGGTCAGTATCGATATAAACAAGATCTGCGATGGCTGCAGTGGGGCTGACATCGAAGGAAGCAATGACAGAACCAGCTAAGTCGGCAGTAGACCAATTGGCTTGTTTGACAAACTCAGGACGGGAGACGATGTGTGCAACAGTCATCTCATCTTCCTGGGATCCAAACAGACCTGGTGGAGTATCCAACTCGGTGCCGACAGTAGAACCAAGATTGGTTCCATAATCGATCCCATCAGTGTGTAAAAGATGGTTAACAAGGCGAGGTCTAGTAATGGTGTTAGATGACTGATCGGTGGGTTTGGACCACCCAAAAAGTGCGGCAAATGGACCAGCAGCTTCAGCAAGGGTAGCGACCGCCTTGGAGGCGGAAGCTATAACTCCCGTGATGCTAGCTTCTTTAAGTTCATTGCCTATCTGGGCG